GTGTGTGCGTGTGTGCGTGTGTGCGTGTGTGCGTTGCATTAGTACGTTTGTTCTATTCATGTGTTTGATCGCGTGTGTGAATGAGTATGCGTGTGAGTGAATGTGTATGCGTGGTGTCTGCCACACGTTCGTACACGTGTACTAGGGGCGGGAGGGGACCCACCCCCGGTTTCCTTTCCCCCCTCCGCCGGGTTCTGTAGCTCGGGTTCTGAACCATTGGAAAAGTACGAGATTAGAACATAGTATCGAACGCAGCCGCGCTCATAGATATACATTATTATACGTGACGAACGCCATACACATGACATATAACACATCGACCCCTTCTCCAGTGAAGAGGCTCAACCCCCGGCAAGACACGCCGTCGTATCTAACCGAATACACCTACGGTATACTGGGAAATGCCAGACAACTTAAGCATCATATGGTGCTTAAGAAATTCGCACATACGTGAGAAAACCTATGCAATATCGAAAAGACTTACCGAATGGTTACCGCATGTGCTACCGCTGTCGTAAACCTGTTCGACAGTATAGCGCAAAAGGAAACGACCGCCGGTACTGCAGCCCAACATGCCGCCGCGCGATGCAGGTACGGCGTGGGCATATCCGGCGCGTGCTTCGAGAATACGAAAGTCTAGAAACTCTTTCGCCTGTGCAGCTCATGCGGAAGAAGAATTACGAGCGTGAGCTTGAGCATTGGGACCAAGAACTAAAGGAGACGGCAGAAAATGCCCGGCAAAGGAAACAATAAATCTTCGCGCAGTCAGCGCGGCCAGTATGAAGTAGTTCAGACAACCGCTCTGGAATACACACCTGCAGAACAACCTGAGCTACCAGACCATTTCGATTGGCACCAGCTCACAGTTGATTACTGGAAAGACCTTGGCAAGCATCCTACGATGCAGAACTACACTGAGGCTCAGTGGATGCATGTTCTGGTTACCCTCGTCATGCCCTTCGACGAATTGGTGAAGAAGAAAGAATCGAACGTGTCCGTCCTGCGCGCATCTGAGGTTTTGACCTCGAACGCGAAAGAGTTCGTTATCTCACCGAAGTCAGTTACTGCAGCTAAGCTAGAGTTCCTGACCGGCGCGGAGATTCAGCAGCGACTCGAACGACAAGGGAACAAAGCCCCGGCACGTGAGCTGAAACGTTCTAAGCGCTATGACGACCTGCAGATAGAAGAGTAAACATGTTCGATACGTTTGCGGATGCCCCGACACGTGCGGGCTTCAAGCCACGCCGTAAAGGCGACTTCCCTACACTTGGTTACCTAGCTCTGGACTGGATGACAACGTACCTCTCCCGTCCTACGGTGACATACCATGCGCCTTTTGAGCCTACCCGTGAACAGGCTGAGTTCCTGCTCAAGTGGTACCGTCTCGACCCCATCACAGGTGAGCGCGTCTACCGGCGTGGTGTTATCCAGCGCTCGAAGGGGTGGGGGAAAGCGGAATACCTGGGAAACCTTGTTCCTACTCCAAACGGCTACCGACGCTTTGGGGATTTGAAGGTGGGTGATTACGTCTACGGTACGGACGGAAAACCGACGAAGGTTATTCAGGTGCACCCAACTATCGAAGATTACGGGTACATCATCAAAGCCTCTGATGGGTCTGTTGGCACATTCCATGAGAACCACACCTTCGTCGTTGGTGAATTTACCGGGCGCGGGCGTTATGAGACCGAATTATCTGTAGGTGATATGAAAACTAAAGGGGTGACGTTTGACCGTGCCCTGACAAAAGGAAGGACTAAAGCTACTAACCCCGGCGTGTCGCGGTTCGCTTTACAAGAGCCGCCCTGTCTCTATGGTGAAGATAAAGGTCTTACCGTAGACCCTTATGTTCTAGGTTTTTGGCTTGGTGACGGGGATTCCGACTGTGGCCGAGTAACCATCAATGCTGAGGATTTTCAGGAAGTCGAAAACTACCTTCCTTTGGGTAACACTGCACGGCAGTGGAACGACCGAAAAACCGCTGTACGAATTACAATACCCAACCTGAAATCCAAATTGCGGCAGTTTGGTTTGCTGGGGGATAAACACATACCCGAAGAGTATCTATATTCTTCCGCAGAATCCCGACTTGCCTTATTGCAAGGTTTGATGGATTCAGACGGTCACATAGAAGCTAATGGGGTGCGCGCTGAGTACTGTACTACCAATGAATCGTTGGCTATCGGTATATCCGAGTTGTTGTTCTCGTTGGGTTATCGTCCACGCATGAGTACGGGCGAAGCTAAGCTGTATGGGCGTGTTGTATCACCTAAATACCGTGTTCGGTTCCGCCCACAACTGGATAACCCCCCGGCTCGCCTGCAACGAAAACTCGATAGGATAAAGCCTGTCAGGAAGAGCCTTCAACCTCGTGTTATTACCGAGATTACACAGACAGAAAAACCTGTTCTGATGCGGTGTATAACTGTAGCTGCTGAGGATGGGCAGTACCTCACAGGAACAGCTCATTGGGTTACCCATAACAGCCCATTCCTCGCCGCTATCGCTGCGTTTGAAGCCCTTGGCCCGTGCCGATTCGCGGGGTGGGATGCAGAAGGACAACCTGTAGGGCAGCCATGGAACGTCGAACGCAAGGTTGAGATTACCTTGTTGGCTGTCTCGGAAGAGCAGACACGTAACGCCTTCGAGCCAATGAAAGAGATGATGAACGGGGACAACCTGCTCTACGCCTACCCCGGCGTGGAAGTGCTCGAAACCCGTATTCTCTTACCGTACAACGGCTTAATTATGCCCCGTACATCCTCGGCACGCTCGCTGGAAGGTAAACCGCAGCTGTTCACCATTGCCGACCAGACCGAGACATGGGTACCCTCAAACGGTGGAGACCTGCTCGGTGCTGTGGCGAAGCGTAACCTCTCGAAGGTGGACGGTACCCTGCTGGAAGCACCAAACGCTTTCGTCCCCGGCGAGGGGTCTTTCGCTGAAACGACCTGGGAAGCATGGCAGAAGGGCCGTGCAGGTGAGACGTACCGCGATAATATCCTCTATGACTCCCGTGACTGGGGTGACCCCGACTTGAATGACCCTTCTAGTATCGTTGCAGGTCTTGAGTACGCCTACGGGGATTCACTCAAGTCCCCCACCGGCTGCAAGATTCACACCCCACCGTGCGGTGTGAACGGTTCGCCCTATCCCGGTGGGTGGGTGAACATCAACGGTGTGCTTGATGACGTGTTCGACCCTGCCACAACGCTATCTGACGCAGCTCGGTACTTTGGTAACAAGCCTCATGCCTCTGCAGACGCTTTCGTGCCTTATGAAGTACTTACGGCTGCAACAGTTGAGAACCTGGAAGCCGAAGGAATAGACGCAGTCACCCGGCACGACCCCGTTGTGGTGGGCTTCGACGGTTCCTGGGGACGTTCTCGCGGCGTGACTGACGCTACCGCTATCGTGGCGATGCGTGTCTCGGACGGTCTGTCATGGGCTGTACGTGTCTGGGAGCAGCCGGACAATGCGCAAGGCCGCGACTGGGAGCCGCCCCGTGCGGAGATTGACGACACCATGCGGCGCTTCATCCAGGATTTCAACGTTGTTGATGGTCTGTTCGACCCTGCCGGATGGGAAGCTCTCGCGGCAGAATGGGAGTCCTTGATACAGAAAAAGCGAAATGGTTCCCGGCGTGCGAACAGCGCGGGCTTCGGTACTATGCTTTGGCGCGGTAACCAACTGAACAAGGTGGCAGAGGCTACGAAGGCGCTGCGTATCGCTCTCTACGAGAAAGAAGTTATGCTCACTGGCCCGAATGTTCTGGTGCGTCATTTGACAAACGCTCAGTACCGGGAGACACGAGCCGGTAAGATTATGTATAAAGAGTCCCCATCCTCGGCACGCAAGATTGACGCGGCATACGCCTTGATGCTGGCGTATCAATCGAAGTTGCGGGTCAGTGCGAAGGGGTACAGGATAACCCCGGCACGCCCATCGGCGGCCCCCATGCGATTGAGGTAATACGTGGATATACAAGATTTTGAAACAGATATGGAGTACGTGAACTACCTGTACTCTCAGCTTCGCCAACGGCACGACCATGTTGTAACGATGGATAAGTGGTACAAAGGTTGCGCCCCCGTCCCTACGACGGACAACGCGGGAACCTCGACCAGCGTTCAGCGCGCGTGGGAGAACTTGCAGCGTCTCTCACGCATCAACGCTGCGTCGTTGCTTGTTGATTCTCGTCTTCCTCGTATCAGTATTCACAGTGTGCAGTCCGCCGCTGATTCTTCCGCTGACGGGGATGACGAGATTGAATCATTCATGCAAGAGTCCGACTTCCGCCTCAAGCTAACGGAAGCCCTGCGCGACGCCCTCATATCCGGCAAGGGGTATCTCGCCCTTACCGAAGATGGGTTGATGCACCTACCCCCAACACACACGTACTGCGACCAAGACGCAGCAGGTAATACTACTGCCGCCTTAGCTATGTACGTATCCCCTGACCGAAAGCATAAGGTTATGCTCTTCGCCCGGCCAGGGTACTACCGCATTGCTAAGGCTGAGCTGTTCCTACCACTGCAAAACACAGGCGAGTGGTTGTGCCCAGATATGTCGGAGTTCTCGCCGCACCTCGGCAAGTGGGAGTGGGAAGAACCCGTGCACGTCAAGGGTGAGACCGTAACCATCTACGAACTCTCCGACCAGAAGGGTATTATCGCTCGCCACTTGCCGACCTTGAAGCGAATCAACCATACGATTCTGCAGCTCGGTGTGTTGGTGGCTACCCAGGCGTACCGCAAGACCATCTTGTCTAACCTGCCGAAGTATGACGAAGATGGTAACGAGATAGCTTACGACCCCGGCATGTTCGAAACCGCACCAGATGCGCTGCTTTTACTTCCAGACGGTGTTAATATCTGGGAGTCCTCGCAGACTGACCTCAACCCGGTACGTAACCTGGTGTTGGATAACCTCAAGATTTTAGCGGCAGAGTCCAAGACTCCGTTGTACATCCTCTCCCCCGACTCTGCTACGGCTTCGGCTGAGGGCGCGTCCATGCAGAATGAGCCGCTGATTTTCGACATTGAATCTCTTGAGATGCGTATAACCTCAACGCTGCGCCGCCTCTTTGCTGATGCAATGGCGGCGCGCGGGGACTCCGAGCGTGCAGATGCTACAAAGATAAACATTGATTGGGTGAACCCAAAGCGCCCATCGGACGTTGAGCGTATGTCGGCTGTTCAGCTGGCAACCTCGGCAGGTGTTCCACTGACCGTAGCTCTTCGCAAGTTCGGAGGATTCTCTGCGCTTGAGGTAGCAGAGGTTGAGCGTGTGCAGGGTAACCAAGCTCTACGCGATTTGGTAGTAGCCAACGCGACAGCTTCATATCAGCAGCAGAACCAGGAAGAAGAACCTACCACCGACCCGACCCCTGAGCCGGACCCGAAGAACCGTCAGGTACTCAACAACTCTTCCCCCTCAGCCAACATTGCTAACCAGAACAATGGCGGGGCTGTCTAATGGCGACGAGCGGATTCTACGGGGAGTTATCTAACGCGCATTCCAAGCGCAGCCGCTCTCTGGTGGAGATTCTGGTGCAGTGGCTTTTCTCCCGGTGGCGTTCTGCCACTATGACTTCGGACGCTACGCAAGAGCTTATCGACGATACGGTAGAGAAAGTTCTTGATGTGATGGACGACGTTCGCACGGATGCAGACGCTTTCCTAACGGAGGTGCTGGAAGCTGAGGGGGTACCTTTCCCGCGCAACGTACCCCCGGCACGGGACGGCTCGTATCCCCGTCGTTCAGTCTTGCCAGAGGATGTGTGGGAGCGCCCGGTGAATGAGTACCGCGCGGCACGTAACAGCGGTGACTCACACCAGGAAGCTATGCTCAAGACCTTAGCGCGTGTCCGTCAGCTGGCAGATGCGGACGTGCGTATGGCGAACCGTGCTCGCGCAGCACAGGTGTACGAAGAGGCTTCACCAAACGGAGTTATTGGGTACCGACGCATTATCCATCCGGAGCTGTCGAAGACCGGCACGTGCGGTCTGTGCCTTGTTGCGGCAGACCGTATGTACTCGACTAATCAGCTGTACCCACTGCATGATAACTGTAAGTGTGAGACGCTACCTGTGACGAACACGTCCGACCCCGGCTTGAAGCTGAACCGTGAAGACCTGGATTACATCTACCGTGTTGCGGGCGGTAACACAGCAAGCAAACTCTCGAACACTCGCATTGCTGAGTACGTCTCAGGCGAGAAAGGTCCGGTGCTGGCGCGCAGCGTTGAGAAGTCGAAGAGCGGTCTCACGCCGAAGAACGAGCAGTACGCCCTATCAGGTGACGATGCAGAGCGCGCTTCGCACGTGTGGACCCCTGCAGAGGAAGTTATCGGAGCGCAGGATGAATTGGCCGCTTTGCGGAAGCGCCGAGCTAAGCCACGCAAGCGCCGTCTGTCGGTACTAGAAGAGCGCATTGCGTATTGGGAACGACAAGCGAGGAAGCATTCAGCATGATTAGGTTAGTGACAGGACCCCCGGCAAGCGGGAAGAGTACATACGTTCGAGAGAACGCTAAGCCAACAGATGCTATTATTGATTTAGACTTACTGGACGGGGATTCTGCGCTTCGTGCCGCTCTGGAAGAGAGTTTGCACCTGAAAGGTTCTCGAACAGATGTTTGGGTTTGTCGAACCCTACCAGACCCGAAAGACCGAAACGGTTTTGCGGAGTACATCCAAGCCGACGAAGTTGTGTTGCTTGACGACTCTACAGAAGACGAGTTGCTAGCCCGGCTCGAAGGCACAGAAGATGCTGAGGACCGCATCGAAGGTATTCGCCGGTGGTTCTCACTCAACCCCCGAAATGGGGAACGAAAGGAAACTGAATCAATGTCTGAAAATTCAACCGCACCTGAGGTACAGCATCCCGCAGCCGAAGAGATTTCTACCCCGGCAAGCGAAGATATGCAGGCACAGGTGGAAGAGCTGAAAAAGCAGGTTGAGCAGTGGAAGAGTCATTCACGCACGTGGGAGAAGCGAGCTAAGGAATCGCAGCATAACACCGAGTCTGAACAGACCGATGACGGTGAACAGCTGAAAAACCTACAGGAAGAGTTCGCTACCTTCAAACGTGAGAGTGCTCTGCGTATCGCAGAGTCCGAAATCCGCGCGGGATTGAGCGGACGTGGGCTGTCGAATTTGCAAGGATTTTTCGATGGCTTGGGTGCTGCATCGTTCCTCAATGACGCAGGCGATTTCGATAAAGACAAGTTTGAGTCCATGCTCAGCACTCTTGCAGAATCGGTGAAGCCTCAGACAGCGAATGGTATTCCTTCCCTCTCCGGCGCGCCCGCTTCGGAGGGTAGTTCTAAGAACAGCTTTGCTTCGGGTGCTGCGGCATTCCGAGCTAAGCATAAGAAATAGAAAGGTTATCGACTATGCCTAACCTGCATAGCACGGTTATTAACCGTAACCTCCCGGCTTGGTTGTCTGGTGAGACTGCAAACTTTGAAGCGCAGTCCCTTACCCTCAAGGCAACTGACTTTGCTGAGGTTATCAAGAAGTACAACGGCGTTCCCTCTGGTTACCCTGTAACCATTGCGCAGAACAAGATTACCCCTGCTACCGCTGACCCTGATGGTTTCATCCTGTATGATTCCACCAACACTTTCAGCGAAGAGCAGGTGGCTGTCGTTGTGAAGGGTATTATTATCCTCAAGCGTCTGCCTAAGCTGGCATCCGGTGACGCGCTCACCAAGCCTGCTTCGTCTGCACACTTTGTTTACATGGAAGGAGCGGCTAACTAATGTCTAGCTACGATTTGGATATTCTGCTTACCCCTGAGTACTTGACCGGGTTCGCACGTGAGGCATACCAGGCGCTACAGGACCAGGCTCTAGCTGAGAACTCTTTGAGTATCTTCTTCCCGGACCGTCAGGTAGAAGGCATTGACCTGAATACCCGCGACCTCAAGAAGACCCGCCCTGTCATGGCTTACAACCGTGCATGGGATGCTGAACCGGCTCGTGGTACTCTGCCTCCGACCCGTACTATCCGTTTCGAGAACATTCCTCTGACTCAGAAGTACACTCTGAGCGAGAAGGACCAGCTGCGTGCTCGCGTTCAGTCGAACGAGGTAATCCGTGAAGCGGTAGAGAACAACGTTCAGCTTGGTGTTCAGGCTATTGCTGACCGTCTTGAGTACCAGCGCGGTCAGACCCTCAACAAGGCTCAGTTCCTCGTTGAGACTGAGACCGGCGGCGTGACCGCTGACGATTGGGGCCGTTCTGCAGAGGCTACCCCCGTGGTTGCTAACAAGTTCAACGTTGCTACCACTAACGTTCTGGAAGAGCTTGTAAAGCTGCGCGACGCATACCGCAAGCTCAACGGATTCTACCCCGGCGCGATTGTCGCTTCGCCGAAGATTCTGTTCGCTATCCAGACCCACCCGCAGTTCGCAACTAAGGTTGGCGACCACACCCGTCTTGCTACCGTGGACGAAGTCAATGGTATTCTTGCCGGGCAGCGTCTACCCGCGATTACTGTTTACGACCGTCAGGTGCAGACTCACTCTGGCCCTGTTGATGTGCTGGAGCAGGATAGCCTGTTCTTACTTCCCCCGGCCGGTAGCCCCATTCTTGGTGAGACCGTGTTCTCCCGCACCAACACTGCGGTGAACCTCGGCTGGCAGGGTGTAGACGGTCAGGGTATCGTTGCAAACATTATCCAGCGTCCTAACGTTGCGTCTCTGCGCGACGTAGTGGTGGACTCTGTGGCAATGCCTGCACTCTATGCACCTGATGCTGCGTTCAAGGCTCAGGTGCTCTAACAACGACTAAGGAGCGAAACAAATGGTAACTAAGCAACCAACGTACATCTTTGATGAAAACGGGGAATTACACTTTCTCCCAGAAGGGAGTGAGCTTAGCGACCATGTTCTCTCCCAAGTCAGCAACCCGCATGTGACGGGGCTATCCGTGCCCGAGGGGAACGCTTCAACGGAAGAGGAAACCTCAGACAAGACTGAGGACGAAGAGAAAAAGTCCCCGGCACGGAAGCCCCGCGCACGACGTAGCACAGCTAAGAAGTAAGGATTTACCCCCGTGAGTTTTGAAGTAACCGTTGATGACGTGTACACCGCGCTAGACGGCGACGTGACCGATAGGACTGAGAAGTTTATCCAGTCTAAGATTGAGGAAGCGTTAGCAATTCTCGCGGGGGTTTGTCCGCGCTTACGGGCTATCATCTCCGGCGAGAAGGAACCAGATAGGCTCATGGCTGTGCGTATCCGTGCCGTCGTAGTGGCGGCTGTAATGCGTGTTATCAAGGATGACCGCAGTGGATACACGCATGAGAAAGAGTCTGCCTACGAGATTACGATTGACCGTATCGCTCAGTCCCCGGATATTTGGTTTACAGACAAGGACCTAGAGAAGCTCGGATGTAAAGACCGACCTAACCCCATCGGCACTACTAAGCTCGGTGTGAGCGGGATGTTCACTGCCACTACGCAGAATGTGTGGTACTGCAAGTGAGTCTTATCTCCCAACCCCGGCACGTGATTGACCTATACCCAGCGCATACCGTGCTGCAGCCGGACGGTATGCCTTCATTGGAGTACATGCAGAAACCTATCCAGGTACGCTGCAACTTTCAGCCGATTGCATCTGATAACCTCTCTCGTACATCTTCGGTGCGCGAAGAGTACTACGGCTCTAAACTCTCGACGACAGGGGCGCTCACAACACCCCCCGGCACGTTCGACAAGATTCGCCGACAGCTTCCCGAAGAGTATCTAGACGAGTTCCCTGTGAACTCCATTGTTGTGTACACACCCGGTAAGTACACCCGGCAAGCCGGGAACAAACCTAACCCTACTTCCAACACGCCGCTGATTTATTCTATTGACGCGCGAGAGGTAGTGTTCCGCATGGGTGTGCGTACACAGCACGATAAGGTGTCTATCACTCGCGGCAACGCGAAAGACTTTGTTGGGGTGGACTTTGGCAACTAACGGAATAGAACTGTACCGCACGAACTCGAAGCGTGCGGCTTCTTTAGTGTCTACCCGCTCGCGTGCGCTGGATATTACCGCTGAGGCTATCAAGAACGACGCGAAGGCCGCCGCCGAGCCGTACCGTAAGAGCGCTACGAACTCATACGTAGACCACTTCAAGGTGAAGCGCTCTCTCTACAAGGGGCCGCAGCAATACCCCAACATTCCGGTATGGGACCGCGTTGTCTATAACGACGACCCGGCGGCGCACATCATTGAGCTTGGTATCGCAGCGAACGAGCTGCACTTCCGTGACGGGCGAACACAGGATGTTACCCATTTCCAGAGGGGTCACTTCTTCCTGGTAGGTGCGGCAGCTAAAGCTGTTGCTCTTGCAGCTCTCACACGCCCGCAACCCTCAGCACAGAAGTCGAACTGGGGCTCCCGGCGTGCGAATGCCGCTATCGACCGTTCCGGCTCGCAGGGCACCCGTCATGGAGGTTACTAAATATGACAAATTCAATATTAGACTTATCGGTGCTCAACCAAACACTGCTGTCCGAGTTCGCACCAGGGCATGTTCTGCAGCATGTACCAGCAGGGAAACTCCCGGCCTGGTGGATTCAGCATCACGTTCTCTGGGCAACCTACACGCCGGTGAACGCTGAGGAAACCCTGTGGAAGCTGATGATGAACACGCGAATCCGTGTGTATTCACCGCGTACCGGCAAGCTAGCCAACGTTTCGGCGGACAGTATCAATCTTCGCGTGCACTCGTTCATCGAGGCGAGTGTATCGGCGGGTAAGCAAATCTTGGGGATTACGCTTCGAGATTATAAAATGGGACAAGCACCCATAACAGAGTTCCAGGTATCAGCCATTAAAGCTGTGACTGGCGAGCAGTCAGACAGCACCCTTACCTTGACTGCCTATGCACCGAAAGAAGTTCTTTTTGGTGACGTTGATATAGAAGACCCCTCAAAGGTTCTTCGTGATTTAGGAGTACTAAATGGCTAAGCCAGTAGCTTATAACCCGAGCGAGGTTCTCGCGCCGGATTTTGTGACCGTGTTAGCGCCTGCTAACGGTACTTTTGCACCTCCGCCTAAGAGTGGTGCTGTAAAGAAGTTCAAGCCCGATAATGCTGAGACCTACCCCGACGGGTGGGCACCCATCGGCTTGACTTCCGCTGAGACCCTGCCGTCCTTCGCATCTGACGGCGGAGACGCTACCGTTCTGGATACCGCAGAGGTTGCAGCTGTGCGTAACATCCTCGGCACGGTGACCAACACCTTTAGCTTCGTTCTGCATTCCTTCAACAAGAAGGTTCTGCAGCTGACTCAGGGTGGTAACGACGCTTCCACTATGGAAGAGAGCAACGACGAGATTATTCAGTGGTCCGGTAACAAGCGCCGTACCGTGAAGACCTCGCTACTGTTCATCCGTGCCGACTCTGAGATGACCGTCTTCGATTACATTGCTAACGCAGAAGTAGCAGCAGACGGACGTGGTGAGACCTCGAAGGGTGCACTTGCACCCATCCCCGTTAAGGCAACCATCCTTGCACCTACGGCAGAGCAAGTTAACCAGGGCGCAAAGGATGCAGTCGCAACCATCATCCCCAAGAAGGATGCCGCCGCAGCAGGTGGCCCTGCACGCGCGGGCGGATAGTACATACGTGCTATACTGTGCCTGTGGCTTTTACGAGTCACAGGCACTTTTCTTTTACCTTTGAAAGGAACACATAATGAGCATCCCTAAGGGCATTACAATCGGACCTGACGGCTTGGCAACACCTATCGCAGCTGAGTTCGCGCCGGAAGCAGATAAGTACAACCGTCGTATTCTGGCGGAACAGCAGCAGACCACAGCCGTACCAGCTCAGCCTGCTGAAGCAAACGCAGACCCTTTACGCTCGCTTGACGAGCTGACCCCTGAGGACATTACAGGCGTACCGCAAGAGACCCCCGGCAAGGGCGACGCGCCTGAGACCGAAGACCCCCGCAAGAGCAAGTTGTACGCTTTGGTAACTCCGCTTGAAGAGCTGAAAGGCACCGTAGCATTGCAGCTCATGTCCGAAGCGGTCAGTATTTGGGAAGCGGTTTCCTCAGAGGACGGCCAGGAAGCCTCGCCCAGCTTGAACCTCACTGCCACCCGTGTACTGCGTGAGGTCTTCACCGAACTTATTGTGCCCGAAGACAAGCGCGAAGAGTGGGAATCTCACGACACCTTGGCAGGGATTGCAGAGCAGTCAAACTTCATCTCTGATTATGTTGGTGAAGTGGGAAACGTTATTCGCTCTTTAAATATCTAACTTCACAGCCTGTCATATGCGCAGACTTTATAGCCCTCTATGGCTACGACCCGCTGCGTGAATGGTCTAGCCGGGATAGTAGGGTCACGCAAGCCCTTCTATCCCGGCTAGGCTTTGAAGAGCGAAGCCTATACAGGCATTCTCTGCCAGAGCCTACCCCCGAGGAAATCGAGAACGCCGAGAAAAATTCAGACCCGAAAGATAAATGGTTTGGGTACTCCCGGCAAGAGGTAGCCCTCAAGACTCTGATAGACCAATTAACTCGGTTCCGCAACCTCTACATCACAGCCAATTCAGACAAGAATACGGAGGCCCCAGAGTTTGTGGAATACCCATCCCCGTATAATGATAAGCAGCGCAACAAACCGAACTTCTCCGAAGAAGAAGTTCAAACTGCAATGGAACGTCAAGCTATGGCTATGGCTATGGTTGTCGATATTAAAGATGGTGCGTCTTTCTTTGCGGGGGGTGAAGAAACTTCCGAAAGCGAGCCGCCCGATAGTAAGGAGAAAGGGCTAGAGTAAGTGGCCGCAGGAAGTTTTGAAGCCGGGCGCGTACACATTCGCGTCCTTCCCGATGCGGAGAATTTCAACCAGAAACTTCGCCCTGTTCTTGAGAAGGCGAAGAAACAGGCAGAGCGGATTATGCACATCCGGGTTACCCCGGAGCTAGACCGCTCTGCCTTTGAACGTCTAAAACAACAGCTTCGTGAGCTTGATACGAAAATCAAGGTCAAAGCTGACGTAGACACAGACCAGATGCGCACCCGGCTAGAGGAAGCTACCAAGGGTAACCGCGCCGTCAAGATAAAGGCGGATGTGGATACCGCGCACGTGCGCACCAAACTTGCCGAGGCTACGCGTGGTGGGCGTGCGGTCAAGATAAAGGCAGACGTTGATACCTCGCGCATCAAGAAGCAGGTAAAAGAGTCGGTAGAGCGTGTACAGCCGCAGGTGAAGCCGAAGCTCACTTTGAAGCAGCAGCTCGACCAGATGAAAGAAGCGTTCAAGTATCACTTTGAGATACCGAACGTGAAGGTGAACACCGCAAAGACTCTGCACGAGCTTCACGAAGATATTGCGAAGAACCTGCCCAAGTCTGAACTGAAAATACCGGTCAAGCTGGACGATAACGTGTTCAAGCGCGAACACAAACGTCTGATTGACAAACTCAAGAAAACCCCCGCTACCCCCGGAGTGGAACTCAAAGCCGGGTTTAGTCGTGATACCTTCCGGCAAGCTGCGAAGGGATTCCAAGAGTTCAACTCTGCCATTGAGCGAAACGCTGAACGAAGCGAACGCCGCGTTCGTAAGATGTCTGAGCGAATCCGTGACCTCGCGGATAAGATGGTGGACGGTTTCCATCATGTTATTGATGGGCAGTTCGAGATTGACGGGGACGACGTAACCAACGAGTTCTTCGACCATTTTGAAACTCAGATGGACCGCGTTCGAGAGCACCCTATCAAACTCTCCGACCTTATTGTGCGCGGGGATAGTTCTCCCCTGCGTGAGCACGAGAAGTCTATCAACCGGATTCTTGACGTAAATCGTCGTCTGCTCGGCCAGAATGAGCAGTGGCGACAGTCGCTACAGAGCACTCGCCGTCCACTACAGCAGCAGGAACGCGATATTGATAAGGTTATCGACGCGAACCGTCGTCTGCTCGGTCAAGTAGAGAAGTGGAAGCGGGTCTCCCAGATACCAGTCTCTACCTCAGGTCTTATCCCTGATGCCGCAGCTACCCGCCGTATGAGCGAAGTCTCCCGGCAAGTACGCAAGCAGTCCGAAGCGTTCAACAAAGCCCGGCGTGAACTTGAGCACCTGAGCAAAATCCAAGGTGTGTTCAACAACCGCGCCAAGGATATGATGAAGGTGGACTTCTCACGTCCTTTCGTCGGCTTCCGCTCTAACCTTAAAACGATGGAGCGCTGGAACGAAGACCTTCGCAAAGCTAACCGTCTGATGGACGAGCAGGCGAAGAAGTACCGCGAGATGGGCAACACTAACGGCGTGCGTCGTATGCAGGCCGAGATGCGCAAGGTTGGCAAGCAGCTGGAAGAGAACGGGCGGCTGATGAAGCTGTTCGATAAGTCCATGTCTGACGTGTTCACACGTAAGCGCAAGCTGCACCTGTTCGACGATTTCAAGGCAGATGCGAAGGACTCTATCGAGCAGCTACAGAACAACATCAAACTTGCCGAACGTTTGAAGCAGAGCTTCGCTAATAAGCATAGTAAGGCTGTATCGGTTGGTAATTCGTCCGAGATTGACCGCTGGGCAGAGGCTTTCGAGCGCGCAAGTTTGAAGGTCCATCTTTTGCGTGAACGTCTAGAGCGGTTAGAGCGGGCACGTGAGAAGTTCACGAACCGCGCCGCTGTTGAGCGCTTCAAGGATTCGTTCAACGTAGACCATCTCAAGAACGATTCTTTCTTCCGTGACCGCCACACACTACATGTCGATGTAGACTTGGATACCGCTCACGCGGAGCACAAGCTGGACGAGTTGGACGACGACCGCGATGTGACTATCAACGCAGACGCGGATACCGGACGTGCACGCATGAAGCTGGCGACCCTGACTCGCCCCCGGCACGTGCTTATCTCCCCGAAGATTGATAAAGCGGCTGCGGCTAAGGTACTCACGGTGCTGGCGGCTATCTCCGGCGCGCGCGCTACCTGGGATTTCACGAAGAAGTTCAAGGACTTCACGAAGGACCTCGATAAGAACCTGACGAAGATTATCAAGCTGGGGTCTGTCATTTCGACAGTTTCAGCTTCGGTGCTGTCTCTGACGAGTCACATCTTCTCCCTCGGCGCGTCTCTCGTCTCCATTGCACCTAGTGCGTTCGCCTTGCCGGGTATTCTCACCGGTATCGGTGTGGCTGCGTTTGCTTCGGTAAACGCGCTCAAGCAGTGGAACGACCGCATGAAGGACGTAAACGACCGCTTCACAGAGCTGAACAACCGAGGCGCGGATAAGTTCTGGGAGCAGTTCGAGAAACCCATGCGGAACTTCATTGATTCCGTCTTCCCGGCGTGGGAGAAGGGTATGCTCGAAATTTCCGAAGCGACCGGTAGTTTCTTCGGTAAAGCGGCCAGCGCAGCGCAAGAGTTCGCTAACCAGGGCGGATTCGCAAGTATATTCGACTCAGCAGCTGAGGGTATCCGTCGCATGAGCAACGGCATGGGTCCTTTGACTGAGGGTCTGCTGCGGTTCATTGACATCGGCGCTAAGTTCTTTCCTCGCTTCGGTGATTGGTTCACCGACATGGCGAACAAGTTCAATGACTGGACGAAGAATGCGGACATCTCCGGCGCGATTGACAAGGGTATTTTCGCTCTGAAAGAGTTCTGGCGTGCCGGTGAAGCAGCGGTAGGCATCCTTGTGAACATTGCCAAGGCTGCACAAGAGGCTGGTGGTGCGTCTCTGACGGACTTCGCTAACGCTCTTGAGAAGGTACGAGATAACCTCGCGTCCGTCGAGTCTCAGTGGACTATGGTTACTTTGTTCCGTGGTGCGAACGACGCTCTGAAATCCCTCGGCCCGGCGTTCGAGTATGTGGGCAAGATGCTGCACGATACCGCAGAGACCATCGCTTACGTGATGAACAAAATCTCTGAGACTATCGTCTCTTGGGTCAAGTTGATTACGGAGGCATTCTCTACCCCTGCATTCCAGGGCGGCATCCGTGACGCAGTGGATGGTATCTCGAAGGGTATGGCCGCGCTCTCGGAGCACTCCGGCCCGCTCGGTGAAATTCTCGGTTCGCTCGGCTCGATTATCGGTAACATGGCTGAGCACTTCTTGCCGGTCTTCGGCGCTGCGCTTGATGCACTTGCGCCTATCTTCAAGGGTTTGAAGGAAGCCTTGGATGCAGTGGTTCCGATTCTTGCTGAAGGTTTGAAGAACGCTATCGAGTGGTTGGGGCAAAACATTGGGCCGCTTGTCGAGCAGTTCGGTCAGTGGGCACAAGCTAACCCTGAGCTGGCAACTGCCCTCGTCTTGGTAGTAGCAGCTGTTGGTGCGTTAGTGGCAGCCCTCGGCCCGATTGCAGGTTTGATTACAGGTATTGGAGGTGCTATCTCTGGTATCAGTGCTATCGCTGGCGGCGTGAGTGAAGTAATAGCAGCGTTCGGTGCTGGCGGCACGCTTGAAGCGGTGGGCGGTGCTATCGCCGCAGCTGCGGGTCCTGTGGCTCTGGTGGTGGCGGCTATCCTCGCTATCGCTGGGGTATTCATTTACCTATATAACACCTCGGAGAACTTCAAGAATCAGATAAACGACCTCGGCCAGAAGATTCAAGAGTTCTTCGAGCCTGTAGCGAAGTTCATTAGCGAGCAGTTAGCCCCAGCTATCGGGGATGCTTTCAAGTCCATCAGTGAGGGCTTCACAGGGCTTATGAGCGATTTAGAGCCCTTAGCTTCGGCCATTGCAAGCATTGTTGGCGGCATCATCCAGGTAGCTACGCCATTAGTTGAGTTCTTCGTGAACGCTTTTGGACCGCAAATTGCTAACGCTGTTCGGTTCCTCGGCACGACGCTGGGAATCATCTTTGATGGTATCGGAGCAGCACTCAACGTATTCGGGCATTTAGTTTCCGGTGCTATGAAACTCATGACGGGGGACTTTGATGGTGCACGAAAGGAAGTTGAGGCCATTTGGAACCGCATCAGTGAGTTCTTATCGAACACATGGAACACCATTGTCGAAGGTATCCGAGGTTGGCTTCATGGTCTGCTTGATAGCATGGATAACTTCGCGCCACAGCTGTTTGGTATCACCAAAGAGAGTTGGCAAGGCTTCAAGGACATTATCAAACAAAAGGTGGACGATGTTATCAATTTCATCAAGACCTTCCCGAGCAACCTTATTAATATCTTCAATTCCATAAACCTGTTCCAGTCCGGCCAGGCTCTTATCAATGGATTCAAGAACGGTATTGTGAACGCCTTCAATGGTTTGAAGAACACGGTGAAGAACGGACTATCTAATATCCGTAAGCTGTTCCCCTTCTCCCCTGCTAAAGAAGGCCCATTCTCCGGCAAGGGGTACACCACCCACTCAGGTCGGGCTTTGATGCGGGACTTTGGTAACGCGATTCTCAAGGAGAGCGCGAACGTACAGGATAAAACCGCTATGGCATTGAGCCGGGTACAAGGCGAGTTCAACAGCTTCGCACCGAAGGTTCCGACCTCGAAGCTCGGTATCAGTGCTGCGACCTCTCAGACGTTGGATGTGAACACACAGCTATCGTCAGGGGCCGCCGCTAAGTCTATGGCTATTGCACTCATGACCGCTATGGAAGATGGGGTAAAATTGTCTCTAGACCCACGCAGTAACGAGGCAATTTTGAACTTCAACGATAGTGGCCGCCGGTCTCTGAGGCGGTAAGCAACGAAAGGATTATGAACGTGGCATCGAAGGATTTCCAAGCTACGCCGGTAGAGCGTTTCAACCAGGACGGCTTGGCCTACGATGCCACGTTCATGATTGAAGGCGGTAAGGCTTTCCCTATCGCCTTCGGCGAGTCCATCACACAGCAAGAAGACCAATCCAACGTAGCTTTCTTTACCTCGGCACGTGGGAGGCGCTCTGTCGCGTTCCGAGGTAAAGCCCCCCGCTCATGGAGCGTAAACATGAACATGCCGTGGGACTACACCTCTATGCTGGCAACATACGTAGAGTCCCAGCGCACCCCCCGGTTCCTCATGACTCCCTTGGCACGTCGGAATAACATCATGGCACCAGCAACAGAAGGTCCTACGTTGTGGGTGGGGTCTGTTGGAAATTCGCCGAACAAGAGCTTTGGGTCTCTCATTGAAAGCTCTTACACCACACAAAACGGATACTACTTGCCTACATATTGGGCCGACCCAGAGATAGGCAACACCATCTTCGGTAACGAGACTTGGGTAATCCCCGGCACGACGGTGCGGTTACGTGTCTTCGCACGAGGTAAAGGGGTAATACGTTTATGGGGTAAAAACGGAAGCACCTTTCTAGATACCCCTTTGGTTAGGCTGAACGTTGATTCAGAAACAATGGTTGAGTACATCTCCAACCCCATCACTATTCCTCAGAACGTACAAGCTATAGTGGATAGCTACGAAAGCATGAAAGAATACACCCCTATGCAGATGTGGATAGGTACTCACGTTCCGCCTATCTCCCCTCGGCTAGGGGCATGGGCCGTTATCAAAGACTTCGGGTATTCCCACGAGGTTTTCGTTCAAAGCAAGCTCATAAAATCATCATTCACAATATCGGAAGTATGGTAACCTCATGACTTTTATCGCCCGTCGTACAGACGAGTATTTGCAGTGGCAGGGTAAGGAATATCCTATTAGCAACGTGAAGATAGAACACGCTTTCCACCCTGTACCTGCGGATATATCCCCTTCCACACAGACTTACTTACGCGTTAGCTTAGATATTGACCTTTCTAGGGGAGAAGCACAAGGATACCCGTCTCCGTTCACCGGCGCGTACCCACACCGAGGGGACTACGTTACTCTTGTTCTGCAGCAGGTAGATGACGAGATTCAGAACCTCACAGCCGTGAATAATAAGCCGCGTGCTAACCACACCATCAAGCGCATGGATATGCTTGTAGACTCTATCGAGTTCGGGGAAACCTCTACGTCACTTTCACTAACGCAGCGCGTGGACGGATTTTCTAATAAGATAAACGCTGACCCGGTGTACCACTGGCGTAATCAGTTCTACGGCTGGCTTGTCGGCCAGAAAGAGAAGTTCTTCGAGGACGGTCAAGCGCTTCGCTATACCAACCCCGCACCGGCGTACAAGATTGGTATAGCTCTTGCAGCCGCAGGATATACATACGCGCCCCCAGCAACACCACTCACTGTCCTGAGCCTGCCTATCTTCGGGTCTTTCTGGACTAACCAATGGGATAACCCTTGCTACGTACAGGATTACAGGACATGGAATGATATTGTCGGGCCGGAAGGTCAGATTGGAAACCTAGATAATGGTGCAGACCTAGGCTTTACCGTGGGTGGGTACTCACGTAACGGTGTAGGAGCTTCCGGCGAGGTTGTGCAGTCCCGTTCTAACCGTGACCGCCTGCAACCACCTACGTTGTGGTATGACAAAGGCGGCTCGTGGATGACCGAAGGCATTATCAAGGTTGCTCAGACGCGCCGCATCGGGCCATTCGGTATCCCTCAGGAACACCGCAGGTCTGATATTTTTGCGTCCTGGATGATTCGCTGGGACCCCTCCCTAGAGCACCTTGGCAACCTCTATCAGGTGAAAATCATTACCGAAGACGGAGCGGGCGCGTCTGTTCGCTGGGACGACTCCGGCAAGGTAGAGCTGTATTTCAACCAATACGAAGACCGATTCCCTGAGTCCAAGGAAACTCGCGCTACCGTCATGTGGACGGGGCAGTTCCCTATGAACATAAGCACTAAGATAACCTCTGCTGTCTTGGAGCAGGACGGCAACTCCGTTAGGTTCTACGCATCCTTCGGTGGCGCTGTTGTAGATTCCGGCTTCGTTCAAATGCCACGGAACCTCCACGCCGTGGGTGGTTTAGAACGTCACCTCCCGGCGTGGGCGGAAGTGTGGATTTTCAACGACGTGAAGAACGGGCGTAAGTTCCCACGTTCGGGTATCTGCGGGTTGCAGGTGTCTACTATTCCTGACAACCAGCCACAACGTAAAAAGTTCCTAGACGCGGTGCGCACTACCTATCAACAGTGGGACCCGAAGGTGAATTTCACCGCTGCGAACCGTCTTATCAACCAAACCACCATGCCTTCTCTACGCGACCGTACCGCAGGTGAGGTGCTGAAAGACCTTTGTGAATCCCTTGCGGTGGGTTGGTGGATTGATGCTGATGGAGTTGCACAGGTCTGCCCCCTTGAGAGCTTGGTATCAGGCACAAGGGGTAACGCAGGTACACTGAATCCGTCTTATGACCTAGGTTCGTTCGGGATAAGCACCGACCTGACTCTGACATGTTCCCGTATTGAAGTCGAGTTTGCGGACTGGGCTATTTCGCAAACGCGCAAGACGCAGATAGACGTGTGGAAAAAAGGCGGAACGATAGCCATAGGAGACACCATTGAAGATTTTATCCAGCCGGACGAATCAACAGAATGGCTCGACTTGGATACCTCTGTGGAAGACCAAGGCGCTCGGGATTGGTCTTGGATTGCCGACAACAACGGTTCTTTCTACGGCGGGTGCACACTCGTGTCTACACAGGTCAAGTCGGGTGCTCAAGCGTCCAACGGCTTGACTCAATGGGAGTGGCGTTACGCCGCTACTATTGACTGCAAGGTTGAAGCGCTCTCGCCGTGGGTTACCAAACTGACCCAGAAAGCTATCTCCGGCACGTTCATAAACTCTGACGGACCTCTGGTTAAAGAAACCACGTCCAAGGATATTCAGCTTCGCACCGCCACGCATGACTACCGTCGTGGAACCAGGGTGAATAACACCGCCGCCTACGGTATCGTGGTCCCTGATATTGAACTTCCGGTGATACGTGCACGTGGAACTATGAAGCGTATCAAGCAGAAACACACAATATCCGGCGGCACGCCGAACGCACGTACCTTGACCCTTGAAGGTTGGGACTTCATAGACGATAGGAAGTTTGCCAAAGAGGTAGCGGATGTGCTCAGTCGGTATGCTCTGGATGCGCAACCTCACTTTACTAGTCTTGAGATTCCTTACGACCTGAGCATAGTCCTTGGCTCGGTGGTAACTATCCGAGGCATGAACGAGTTCGGGCGTGAGAACCTGTTCGGGGCTATTGTCACCGGCGTGATTTGCGGCCTTGAGCACACGCCACAAGCTAATAAAACCTCTCTTACTGTGTGGGTGTTCAGCTACGATAAGACGCTACAGACGTGGGAAGTGGTGGAAGCAAACAACGAATCTGGCAAGCGTACATGGCAACAGCTTGAGGATACGCGCCAGCGGCAAGGCACCACATGGACGAGGGCTGAATCGAACCCACAGCTTTAGGAAGGAACAGATATGGGCAAGACTACAACATGGAATATCCACTATGACGACCCCAACGATATTGCGAAGGGACGTTTGCAGGCTCAGAAACTAGCCGAGTCTGCAGATGCGGCTATCTCGACCTGCAAACAACAGCTGTATCAAGGGTACACGGGTGCCGTTGCTCAGGCGGAGTCACAGGCAAACGACTACACAGACCGGCAAGTACAAGCCGCGAAGGTTGAGCGAAATACGCAGATAGACCTGGTAAACAAGAACATCGAGGCTAACAAAAAGGATATTGAGCAAAAGCTCTCGACGGCGACCACCGAAGCTATTCGGAGGGAGCAAAACGTAAAATCGGAGCTGCGCGTAGAGTTTGAAGACCGTGTTCCTGTGAATATGGGTCCTGACGAAACCTGGTACACCTATGTAGATGCAGCTACCCTTCCAAAATGGCCCCTTGATACAGCCCCTAACAACAGCATCATCTTCTTGTACGCTGTGAATACCGGTACGGCGTGGAACGTGTCTGTGGAGGCTGGGCAGTTCTACATCTTCAACAAAGATAAAACTGGTAAAACGCATTACGCGCAAATCTCTAACCCTTACAGCCTGACCCGGCTCGTGCCGTTGGCGAACGACATCACCGCATTCTTCACGGCGGAAAGTTCCAGCACGAAGAAGATTCACACCCGGCTCGCCGAGGCTGAATCTACTATCGCGCAGCTGAAATCGGAGATAGAAGCTCTGAAAAAGAAGCAGCAGTAAAACACCGGTAGAATGGGAGTGTACTTCATCTAGTACACTCCCATTTTTCTATATGAAGGAGGTATCCAATGGCTGACGGGCCTTTGGTAACCCATGCACCCCCGCCCATCGGAGCAGTGACCGTAGCAGGGGGTCTTTCTAAGTCTGAGGTAGAGGCGATTGTGAACAACCGCATCAACTCCCTGCCCCAGCCCACACCCGCAGTAGACGAGTCAAAAATTCGTTCGATTGTGCAGGCCGAGGTACAGAAGATTCCTCAGACCCCCGGCGTGAATGAAGCTAAGGTGCAAGAGCTTATCCGCTCTGCTATCGCGCAGCTTCCACCGGCACAGTCTGGTATCACGGAACAACAGGTGAACACCATTGTATCGGCAGCTATCTCGAAGCTACCGACCCCGAAGGAAGGACTGTCTGAGCAGCAGGTAAACGGACTTATCCAAGCCGCTATTGCAGCTATTCCTGCACCTGAGAGGGGTCTTTCCGAGGAGCAGGTAAACACCATCGTTCAGAAAGCTATCGCCGCAATACCCCCGGCTAGCGGTGTGGACGAAGCGAAGGTTACTCAGCTTATCCAGCAAGAGATAGCCAAGCTACCGCCAACTCCCGAAGGTGGTCTGAGTGCAGCTCAGGTTCAGTCTGCTATCCAGACGGCTCTTACCGAAGCATCCAAGACTATCAAGTCTGAAACCATCGCCGAGGTTGAACCGAAGATTGCAACCGCTAAGACCGAAGCCGTCTCGACCGCGAAGACCGAGACTCTGGCCGAGGTTGAACCGAAGATTGCTACAGCAAAGACCGAAGCTATCTCCGAGGCTAAGAAAGCCACCGATACCGCTATCGCAGCTATTCCCCCGGTTGAACCCGGCGTGAATGAGGCTAAGGTACGCGAGATTGTGGATGGCAAGGTACCAACCATCACCGATAACGGTGATGGAACTCTAACCATTACTACTAAGGAAGCATAAACAATGGAAATATCAGCCCTGAACCAGGACGGAGGGTTTTCCCGGCAAGGCGTACAGGCTATTCGCGCTCTCATTATGGAGGTGCTGGACGAAGAGGGTCTTCTCGGGAAACCCCATGAACCAGAAGCGGAGCACGTTCCCCCTACACCTGCGTCGGTCATGAACGACAAATCCGCGCTGCGCCAAGAGATACAGGCAGTGCTCGGTGAGCAGAACGCGGTAAGCCCCGGCGTGAGTGAGGAACGTGTGATGGAGCTTCTGGACGCGCAAACGCGAGTGCTCAGCGCACAAGGCCGGTTGTCTGCGATACCGCGCAGCCGGTATCTAACACATTAGACAAGGAGGTAGATACGTGGCTGAATACCAGGTATCGACTAATAAGACCTTGACTCAACGCATTGAGTCTGAGGTATCAAAACAGGTAGCGCACTTCGAGACACGCCAGCCGAACTTCGGCTTCGTGAACGGGCAACATTATTACAGCCCTGTCACGTACACCTGGCCCGACTATTACAACGGTGAACGCTCGAAGTGGGCTAAGTTCCTCGCCTTCGGTAACACCCTCGGCATGGTTATTCTCAACCGCGCCTCGGGTGACTGGCTCTCCAAGCGGAAAGACCAGGACTTCGAGGTGCAGGGTCAGCTCGCCAAAGGTGCTGGCGCTATGCGTGTGCTGTTCTACGTCAAGACCCGGCACGGCGCGAACATGGACGGCATGCCAGAGACCTATAAGGAGAAGGTACGCTCGAACCTCGGCGTGACAATGGAAGAAGTAACGAAGTTCACCAACGAGTACATCATCAACTCCGCTAAGGCGGTGAAGGAAGACTTCGGTGACATCTTCGGTGGCATCTTACTGGACGAGACTTCGCCGTGGTTAGACGAGACGCTGCAGAACAAGGTGATTGAGAACTACACCAACCTGTACAAGCAGCTGAAAGAAGAGTTGGGGCACGATACGCTCATTGTCATCAACCCCGGCTCGAACACGCCGAAGTCTATGATGGATGCTTGCGACATCGCGCTCACCTACGAGTCGGACGCGGCGAAATACATCGACCCTGCAACGAAGTACATCCACCCAGACCACTACAAGGGCATCCCGTCGTGGAGGTTTTGGCACGTCATCCACGGCGCAACGCAGCAGAACATTGATGATGTGTTCGCTAAGGCGGATGCTCTCGGCATCGGTAACCTCTACGTTACCGACCGAACATTCAAGGTAGGAGACGGCTCGGAAGACCACCCGCAAGAGAACCCCTACGACCAACCCCCATCGGCATGGGTGGAAGACCGTGTTCGTGCCTGGATTAAAGGTGTTCTTCCTTTCGAGAAGCGGCTCGCCGCTCTTGAGTTGAATATGAACGAATTAGTCACCGAAGAGGAACATCCCCAGCAGTAAGGAGGTAGCTTATGGCTACATATAATGTTCCGAACTTTGCCGGGGATTACACCGGCAAGCCGGACGCAGCGATTCGTAAACGTGCTACTACACCAACGATTACGAATGAACAGCTGAAGCAGTCGGTGCAGCAATATCTCACGGAAAACCCCATTCAAGGCGGTTCAACGGCGTTGGTGAAGAACAGCAAGTATGCGGTGACGGTGACTCACGCACCGTACAACGCTGACCCTACCGGCCAGCGCGACAGCCGTGAAGCTATTCAGAACGCTATCAATGATGTGTATGCGCTCGGAGGAGGTAGCGTCTACATCCCGGCCGGGAAGTACATCGTGACCTATCCGTTCATTGAGTTGAAGGGTATGGTGCAGGTCTACGGCGACGACCGCGCCACCGAGATTATCGCGGTGGATACTGTCGCAGTGAAAGAGCGCACCGGTATCTTCCACACCGGCTCGTGGAACACACGCAAGCAAGCTAATGACCTGATGCATTTCGGTGTTTCCGACCTGTGGATTCGCGCGCGTAAGACTGGCCGCCAGCACCAGAACTACATTCCGAATACCATCGGCGTGTGTCTGAACTCCGATATGGGGGGTAATCCCCCAGAGCCGGATTCGGTACCGAAGCTGAACAACCTGACCGTATGGGATATGGAAACGGGTATTGCTATTATCGGCAACGACGACCAGGCTATGTGCTCGTTCGGTCTGCGGGTGCGTAACAGCTACCAAGCCGGGCTTATCGTTGGTAAGCCCCCCGGACATGGTGAAGGTTCTGGCGGCGCAGCTGATAATAAGTTCTTCGGCGCTGACATTGGTGGTTCTAACCAAGGGCGCGGCAACTTCGCCGGTGTAGAAATCTACACCAGCCAAACGAAGTTCGAGCTTAGCACATCATGGTACACCCACTCCGGCGCGTCGTTCGGTCAACTCTACGGTATCGCGGGTAACGCCGCACCCGGCACGGACATTACAGCCGGTTCTCCAGGGAGCAACGCGCGCGCAACGCAGTACAACGGTGCAGGCTGGCGCATTCGTGCAACCAAGTGCGCGTTCACAACCTGCGAAGCCCAGGAAAACGGCGGCCACGGATTCTTTATTGAGTTCGGGGATAACGTGTTCACCGCGTGCCGGGGTGAGTCCTCGTCTTACTCTGGCACCGCTCACGGCTCAGCTGGTAAGGACTCTAGCGCCGACTTCTATCTGTGCAACACCGGCACGGAAGGCACCGTTCTGCAAGGGTGTTCATCCCGCAAGGCACGCCCGGCTAGCGGCGGCGCTCGTTGGAGCTACTACATCGAGTCGTGGTTCAAAGGTCTGACGATTGCGAACTGTACTTCGCTCGATACTCCGGTACCAAGTGGATACACGCAAGCGTCTGTGCCACTGCGGTACAAGGACCCACAAGGTGACGGTGTATCTCTGCATGTCGGTAACTTCCGATACCCCACCCCGGCCAGTGGTGGCGGCGGTTCTGGCGTAAGTGAGGAACGTCTGCAGGCTGTGAAGCAGGAAGTCTTGAACCAGGTATCAGGTGTGCTGACGTATCAGCTGGTACAGGTGGATAACCGAATCAAGCTGCGTTCCGGTGCAGCAGCTCAGGCCATGAGCGTAGACCGCTCTTCAGGCCAGGCTCTAGTGCACATGGACTTCGAGATGACGACAGTACCGGCCAGTGGAGCGACAGTGTTCCGTCTGCCAGCTGAGGCACCTACACCAGTGTCTCTGAGTGAGATTCAAATCATCCCCGGCCAGCAGAACGAAGGTTCCGTTGCTATCGAAGCCGGGAGCCGCGATGTAAAGTTCTGGTCCTTTGGACCGACTGCACAAGGACGACGATACATTATCAACGTCCCTTTGTTCGGACGTTGGGCGTAGCACTATGGTACACTTGATACGTCCTTTCGATAGGGGCTGATTTTGTGTATGCGGGGAGACCCCAGGTTGTACAGCCTGGGGTTTTCTCGTGCCTCAGCGACCTATGCAGCGAGAGGTATACTTATACTATAGATAACTATGTCTACACGACATTATTCACAAGGAGTTATATGTTCCTCACGGACTTAGCAGATAAACTCCGCGCTTATCAGGCACCAGACGGCAAGCGTCTGAACGTTATCGAGATTGGCGGGTGGAAGACTCGCGGGTATCAAGCCGGGGCAGGTTGGCAGCTTGACGCTGTGAACGGTGTCCTTTGGCACCACACCGCTACCGCTTCCGCTCGATACCAAACCACAGGTGCACCCACCTTGAACATGTGCATCAACGGGCGTTCTGACTTGCCGGGGCCTCTAGCTCACATCGTCTTCGGGCGTAACGCAGAGGTATACGTCATTGCCGCTGGCTGGGCTAACCATGCCGGTATGGGTAGCTTCGACGGGGTACCAACGAACCGAGGGAACGAGTTCCTCATCGGTATCGAAATGGAGTCCTCCGGCGTGGCACCGGCAGACTGGACACAAGCTCAGCTTGAGTACATGCCTGTACTCGGCGCGGCATTAGAGCGCGGATACGGCAACGGTAATCCTAACTTCCTGCAAATCGCACACCGCGAGTATGCAGGCCCCGCACAGGGAAAGATTGACCCGTCGTTTATCGATATGGATTCTTTCCGGGACAACATCAATAAGCTACTTGCTGGCGGTGCAGCTACCGTTAGCGGACAAGGAGACTGGTTCGATATGGCAACCAAAGCCGAGCTGGAACAGGTTATTTTCCATTCTCGCCGTCCTGAATGGGGTAACCGAACCCTGACCGAGATGATTCAAGTTCAAGACAAGATGCAGTGGTCCAACCTTCGTATGGTGAAGCACCTGTACAACCTCTACCGTATTGGTATCCCCGGACGCATTCGTGACGGCGCTTTGGCAGGTAAGCTGCGAGGCCTCTTCGGGTACGACGAAGAGGCACAGGGCAAGGCACGCCAGGAAGAGTTCGACCGTGACGCACAGGCGGGTTTTACCACCTTCCCTAACTAAGGTGGTAACCCGTGGTTGAGATACCTAAGACTGGTGACCCCGAGGTGGATGCTTTCGTAATTATCCTGGTGTGCCTCATTATCGCCGGTGTCGTCGGGCTACGTGTTAGTAAAGTACTTTCCGGCAAGATTGAAGAACTGCAGCACGCGGTTCATCTTGTCGGGAATGATGCACGCGAAGCGAAGCACCAGGTGAAGAACGACCACGGGACCAATCTTCGAGACGACCTGGATAAGATTCGGGATAAACTCTCTACAATAGAGAAGGGTATGTGTGACTCGAATACCGCAATGCTTGAAATCCGCAACCGGTTAGACGACCTCCAGCGAGAGCAAGTTAGCCAAGGAAAGAAGCAGAGCGATATGGAAGACGTGCTTACCCGCAGCTTGGACGACCAATCCGAGATAAAGAAAGATATAGGCGGACTACGTGCCGACAACCGGCACACGCAAACCCGGCTCGACCGGGTTGTGGATACCGTAGTCTTGAACGATAGGAATTTACATGGCTCTGACAACTGAGCAGTGGGCAGCTGTACGAAAGATTGTGTACGGCCTTGTCGCCTTGGCCGGTGTAGGATTGACTGCATTCGGCGCTATCAACGCTGAACAGTGGGCACATATCTCTGCTGGCGTTACCGGTGTTATTGGTGCTGTGCTGGCGCTTATAAACGTCAGCCCCACCCAGTACAAGGAACAGCCTAGCGGCGATAGCAGCTCTGCAGCGGCCCCGGCTACCACTGACCCCAACGCGGATTACTACGCTTCTAGCGAGTACGCAGGTCAGTAATACCTAAAGAGCAACCCCGGCAAGTGGTGTTCATCTTGCCGGGGTTGTGTCTACCCGTTGTTAATACAATACTCTGCAATATCAGCTAATGCTTGAAGGTCTGCTTCCAACGTGTCGGTTGGAATCATCTCTCCATGAGACTCAAGCACTGCATACCGGAACTTGAGAGCCGATATTTTCGCGTGCATACTGTCATATTTGTACGTCCTTGGGAATTTCTCGGCCAGCCACTCTAGTGTGTGGATACCGTTCACAGGACCACAATCGCCATATCGCACGTCGATAATGACCTGCCCCTGCTTGCCGGGTGTTTTGATAATCATCGGGGTAGTTTCACTTTCTTTAGATTTGCCCATTAGTAGACCGAGCTAATTGTTTTTTGCTCCAGGGCAGTTTCACATTCTCTAGCTCTTCTTTGATTCCTTCGGCAACCCGAACCATATACTGAACGAAGTTGTCTTCAACGTAGTTTGGCCCAAACATAGCTATACTTTCAGCTAAACCGCCAACACTTTCAATGTTTTCTTCTGTAGCGAGAACGTACCTATTTTGGACCCCCTGTTCACCTTCGATCCAAGGGTGTGATAACCCCTTATAAAAACCTAAAACGCGATTTATGTATTTATCTTCTTTCCCCGAAGATAAAGCAGCTGGGCGGTACCTAGCTTCTATCTCTTGTATCGTGAGATAGACCTTGTTAGCGTGCACGCGCTCTTTGCCGTAAGGCGAAACAAGCACTAGAATATCACCTTCGTACCCCAGCAAGGGAGTGGCAATATCTGCCTGGGGGTAACCCAGCGCAGTAAAGAGTGTTTCGTATGTTTTAGGGTCAAACAAGGGTTTATCGAAAAACTCTTTCCCTTTCTCCCTGTTAAACTCCCGAGATTTCTCCATACGCTTTCGTAACGATAAAGGCATGACCTCGTACACGTCGGTAAAAGATAGCTCGCCCGCCCAAATATCTAAAGTGAACAAAACAGCCGGTGGGAGAACCCCTACAGACTTCGATAAATCTTTTGCGGTTTTGTAAAGCCTACTCAACAGGTAACACCCCTCCCATAATTTCATTCTTGAGTCGCGTCAGAGTGTCTATCAAGAGTTCATATTCGTCTAAGTTGTCCCGGAGCTTCCGAGAACTTTTCGCAATCACCAACCATTTCAATGACCTGCGGTATACGGACAGAGTTTTGATTACGTACCCGACAGGTACATCATCGCCGGGCTGGGAAATAGTAGCTTCTTGAGTTAATGCCTGCTCGGTGTTGCTAACGAAATCCCGCACTTTCGGGCTTCGCCACACGATAGGATTCAGCAGATAGTGTAACTGCCTTAGAGTGAAGTACGACTCTTTAGGACTTATCCATGATTTACCGTAGGGTGCTATAACCGCGCGTACACTGCCATCAAAGGCGTAACCAGAACTGATAACCTCGGCGCGTTTGTATCGCACCATACGCATGAAACGTATTGCATTTCCGTAAGCTGTTACACCTACTGAAGATAACCCTTCATCGCCCTGCTTAGCTTCCTCAGGAATAACAAACACTTGTTGTAATTTATGTTGCACATCCTCAGGGAGATTGCCTAGAGGGTCTTTGCAAAGAGCGGCGGCTTGCCACGGGGATAGGTA